CCTGCTGCGCTTTAAATTCGTTAATATCTTTCAAACTTACACCAAGCTCGTCTTTGATCTTCGCTACAGCTTGGTCAATTAATTCCTGCGTTGCATCCTTCTGTCCTGTCTTATCTTCTTCCGGCTTCTCATCTACAGGCTCGTCTTCGTCAGCTAAATCATCAACACCCGCCGACTCTTTTAAGAACGCCGCCATTTCAAGTAATTGTGCATCCGTATGCGCGTCAGCGATAGCGACTATTTCAGTAGGTGTCATGCCGAGTTCTTCAGCTACGCTGGAGAAAGCTTTCGGGATTTCCGTACCAGCTAAATCAGGATGCACCTGTTGTCCTTCAGGTATCTCCGTTTCGTCCAGGCCGGATGGAATTCCTTCTGTGGGTTTGGTTTCATCCTGGTTTAGAGTAGCTTTCTGTGTCTGCTTAATATCCTTAATAGTCGCATCCATAAACTCGGACTCGGTCTGTGCTGAAGACCTATCTTCGTTATTCGTAACGCCATCTGTCACTTGCTCAGTATTGTCAGTATTTGTAATCTCATCAGCCATTATTTCTTACCTCCCTTGTCATCTTTCGCCGCGTTCTTGACTCCCTTGCAACTCAGGTTGTGATAAAGCCATTGCCTCCAACCTGTTCTTCGCTGATGGATACGCTTTCTCACATTCCTTACACTTACCTTTTTCGTTCAAGTCACCGGGCCTGAAACTTGCACTGCACACAGCGCATTGTAAATCTATGTTAGCCATTTTATGTCTCCAAATAATTAATTACATTAACTAATATATTCTTGTCTTCTTCCACTAAACCCAATACCGAATTACATTTGTTACATAACAATTTCCTTACTTCACCAGTCCTATGGTTGTGATCTACAAACAACTTTCTTTTTAATTCAGACTGATGCTTCCCACAAATAAAACAACATCCATTTTGTTCTTGAAACATTTTATTGTATTCGTCATACGTTAATCCATATTTAGCTTGTAAAAGTCTTTTATATCTATATTCAGAATTGCAGGATCGGCAATATGACGAAGTTTTGAGAAATTCTGAAAGTGGATATACTTTATTACAGATAGAACAGCGTTGTTTTTCTTTTTTGTTTAGTTTTGCTTTCTCCATTGATACTTTTTTGCGACATTCTTTTTTTCCAATACCAAATTCTACAACAATTTTAGATACTGTATTCCTTGCACAATGAAGAATATCAGCAATATCTTGTTGTGTTTTTCCCGATAGATATAATTCTTTAACTTTATTTTTATCTACTCTTGGCCAGCCCATATTATTAATACTCTATGTAATTACCATACTCTTTCAGATATCTAAGTTTATGGCTTCTATTCTTAATACGTGGAATGTATGCTCCATTGTACAATACAAAATCTGTTCCTTTATGTTTTCTCCTAATTGCTTCTGTCATTTGGTGGGGCAAATAACTCGCGCCATAAAGTCTGGTTCCTGTGTTTCCATCAAACTCATAATCAAATCCATAATTGTTTCCGCCAGAATGTTCTGCTACAATGTCCCTACGCGCTGACTTCTTACACTTAGGACACTTCTGCATTTTCATACAGTCTTTCATTGGTACATACTTCTCGAAAGCTGTATTGCATTTTTCATCCGTACAACGATAGCAGTACAATGCCATTACTTACCTTCCTTCGGCGTAAAGTCCACATCAATAATACGCGGATCGTGTGACGCATCTCTTATGTCAAGAATACTTAAAATCTCATGTCTTGCTTTAGACGCCCATTGTTCCTTATTTATTTGCTCGGCCAGTAATTTTAACTCCTCGAAGGACATTTGCTCAACATCTTCTTTGGAAATATCTTTCAAACATTCGTAATTCATTTCTTGTCTCCTTTATATCACTATATTGACAAAGTAACAATACAATCCGAGTAACAAGCTGACGATGATCCATCACTTGAAGTCCATGTCGGACCATCATAGTGCCAATAAGGCCGATTCCAACTCCAATAGTAATAACGTACTGGATAAGGAACATACTCGGTCTTCTTCTCTCCACACAGCTCATTAAGCAGCTCATGTAATTTCTTAGCCTGCTCTAAAGTCAACTCAACTTCCTTACCATCCAAATCCAAAACAACTTTCTTAATGATGTTCTTCATTATTTGTCTCCTTGTAAAATTATTTACTTCGTTTGTACTTTCTATGCTCCTTCTTAACGGCTTTCTTACTTCCTAATACACTCATAGCTACAGCATAAGGATTATCAACTTCGCCCTTCTTACCAACAGCCGTAACTACATCGTGAAACTTCTTCGTATGTATACCTTTGCCTTTCGGCGCACGCATCCCAGACCTGCGATACTTGGCTTTAATCTTAGCACACAATTTTCCAGACACTATAGTTCCTCGTAATATTCAACTTTATCTTTATTGATATGCACGGCCTTACCATTTGACTTAATCCAGTGTGTCCAAACACTGTCACCTTTCCAAGTGCCTGTGACTTTCTTGTAGTGTCCAGATTCAAAACTTACTAACATAGTTTGCTCTTGTTTAGCGTCTTCTTTTTCTGCCATTATTTTATCTCCTATTACAATTGTTCTGTTTGATTACTTGGTATTCTTTCCGCACCCATGCCCTGTCTCAAATCGTAGCCTTCGCTATTCGCCAGCCTGGACGGAAAACTGGCTCCCATCGAGTCGTTTTGCTGGCCTGGATTACCGGCTTTCATCAGATAATCAACTTTAGGCTCATTCGTCGGTGTCACTGACCTGTACCAGCTTGGAAACTGGTCAAATCCGCCGTAATCAGCCAGTAATCTATCCACTTGCGCCAGGTCAATATCGCTCCCCTGCTCGCGTCTAAGCTGCATAGTGGGCATTATCCACGTAGTCATAAACTGCATTAATCGCTGGTAACGTAACTCAGGTGACATTCTTTGCGTGCTGTAAGGAATAACATCCAGTACAAGCTGTGAAAAGTCGGCAACCTTGTCTGCTTTTGAGAAAAACACCGGGTATTGGTAATCATTCAATCCCGGTACTTTTACGGTGTCCAGTACTTCAACGTAAGTAGTGGGGTCTTGCATGACCGCATACACCCATTTTCGCAGGATCGAAGTCATCCAGCTATGAAATCTTGTATAGTATGAATTAACCATCCTTGAAGCATTAGCATACACAAGCTGATCCTGGCCTAAAGTCTCCGAAGTCGGCCCCTTGCCGCTCATTATATCACTTGTCGTTGTTCCAGCCTTCTGAAATTGGCTCTCAGCGAATTGAATCCATGATAGGCCTTCAGCAGTCGGGCCACCGAAGTTGTACTCTTTTATACCATCAGCGCCTTTCGCTGTCACGTAGTCCATGTGTTTGGCTTTTTTCAAGATCGTATCCATCGCTTTCTTGGATGTCGGTTCTCCAGCGAGTACGGTTTTCTGTGACTCCGCTCGTTGCCTCTCCGATTGAGCTATTATGTTGGTAGTGACATCCAAGTCGTATACATCCCAGCTTGGAGGAATAGGTAAAGGAATATTTGTCGGATAGCGATAGCCCAGGTAGTCGTAAGGGCTATCCGAACCTTTGTGTTCGATTGTTTTCAAGACGACAGCCTTATGCCCCATCGGAAGAATCGTCTCTATTGTCTTCTCTTTCCGGTTAAACACATCAATAAAGGTTGTAAACTCTTCCAGTGCAAGTGTGTTGGGATCGTAGCCTTCTTTCAGCAACTCACCCGTACTGTACTTTACAGCTAATTTGGCATCCGCTTCAATATGATCTGCATATTTTGCAAATAAGTCTTTAGCATATTCAGTAGGAAGCCTATAAATGTCACCTTCAAATGCGAAATCCGATCTTGTCTTAGCCGATGGATCGCCGATATAATCACATGGCTCAATAATCTTTACGGTCGGTGTGCCTACCTTGATGACTTCATTATTGAGTGAAATCACTCTGTCATATGCGTAAAAAGTACGTGCAATAGCTGCACCAAAATAGGAAGCAACCGCACCTGGAATAAATACATTACCGGCAAAGTCGTTCTTTTCAATCAGGAAATTAGTAATCAGTCTCATGGCGTAAGCGAACGTCTGCAAGCCGACAGCTTTAGGCTCAATCAGAACGCGAGGATTACCTTCAGCCAGGAACGCGACTCCAGACGAGACGGCTCGGTTCATCATATTGATAAGATGCCACCTGGAATAGCCTTTATTGTAATAGCCGCTGATCCAAAGCTGCTGAAGTTTCTGTGAGTGTTCATATGCGCCACCCCACTTGTCAGCCCACGCTTTTGCAAGTGTTTGTAGGCGTACTACATATTTTCTACGAACATCTTTTTCATCTAACGGGTGCATTATGTATCCATCCACACTTTCGCATCTTTTTTCATTTTTGCAGCTCTTTGCTCTTTCGCTTCCTTACGTGCAAGCCAGCTATTTGGTGAAAAGTATCTCTCTTCCTGCTCGTCTCCCGCTATTTGCTGCTCTACTCCATCATTGGCAACAGCACAGGCGATGACACGATCTCCATGCGCTGCTTTAGCACCACTACTCTCCGTCTGTGCGGCAGCAGGCCCAATGTCTATCTTTCCCTCGAACCAAACATAGCTTGCCAGCTCATTTATCAATTGCTCGTCATAAATAATCAACGGCCTGAAGCGAGGCACGTCTCTCAATCCTTCATGTAAGGCTGCATCCAGCTTATTCAGTACCTCAACTTTAGTACCATTCGTGCCTTTCGTGCTTCTCCATCCGTACTTATTCGCTGATTTTGTCGGCTTGTTCAGCTTGTTCTGCTTCACATACAGATTGTACCATCCAAGCTCATTCACTCGTACTTGAAACTCAGGCGCTCCGTTCTCCTCCCATCCTATCAACGGCTGTTCATTGCCTCCAACCCATTCGCCTAATGCCACTACACGCTCTGCAAAATCTGAAATACTTAAATACGCCGATACGTACAAGCCAACCAATACATTTATATTCACATCTATAAACGCCGCTACCGAGTTTGTCGTCCCCGTACCCTTTGAAAGATCACAACCTATTACGTAATTATGTCCTTGCAACGGTCTCCCATTATGAAGCTCGCCCCACCATTGCAACGGGCTATGATGACTTCCATATATCAATTCACTATGATTAATACAACCATCGAAGCCAATTGTGTAATTTACGTCACCGAAATATCGCGGCGTCTGTACTCTGTCTCTCAATTGTTCAGTAAGAGCGAACGAGAAGAACAAGTCACTTGATCCGGCTGGTATTCTTAATACATTCTGCGCCATGCCTCTCTTGGTTCGCTGCGGGCGCTTCTCTTCGGCGTCATACCACTTTGATCTAAAACAGTTGAAGTTACTGACACCACCATCCCATACGAACAAAGAATGATATTGCTCCGGCACGGATTTCTTCTTTAGTCTAAGCTTGTCAGTTTTAAGAGGATTATTCGCATCAGGACCGGCATTAGCCAGTCTTAATTTTGGCAGCACCAAATCAGGATACTCTTTCTTGTAATACTCAAGATCGTATAAAGTAACCTCTCCTTCTCTTTCACTTTTATACAATCCTGTGTTTTTACGAGGATCATCAGACCAATCAAGTATTATTTTCCGTACATCAGGGTCTTTAAGCATTTTGGCATAAACATGGGCCTCACCCCAATTTCCCTGAGTAGAATTGAATAAACAGCAGCCAGAAACATCAGCTATGTTTTCCATTAAAGCTTGTGCTACTTTTGGTTCAACCGCAGCAAATTCGTCTACTGCTATAACACTGGCACGCGAGCCTTTACCAAATCCTATACTTGTAGCTTGCCCAGTATAAGCTGATCCATTATCAAGGTTCTGTAGAAACAAGTGAGTTTTTTGGAAGTTAGGTTGAAGATATTTTGGAGTCGAAGATAGTAAATAAAGTATTTTATAGAACAATGATTGCTCGCTGCCAACTGTCCTTCCATTAACTATGTCACTTGCTTTATCAACCAAGTCTTCAACACGGCTTCCCATTAATATATTAAAGTCCTCTTGTATTAACCAGTACAAAAGAGTTGTACCACATAAAATAAACGTCGCGCCTAAATCACGACTTTTATCAATAGCTAAATCAAATGGTTCTTCTATAGCTTGTTTAATTGTTCTTACTGCTTTTTCCTGGCAATCAAACAAAATAGCAGGAACCGTTCTTTCTCCAGTTACCCCTCTTGGATTTGGTAACCAGAGCGCAGTATTAAAAAACAACACAGGGTCTAATGCACATAGGGCCAAATATTGAATACGCGCTGACTTATCTTCTACGAGATATGTATGAAGGCCCATCCGAAATCTTATATTCTTCGCACAGTCTTTCGGCACTGCACTATAAAAAAGTGTCGGACTCTCTGCTATTTTGTTAAACTGACTACTATTCATCTTCGCTGTGTTTGTCTAAATAGTTAATTGTGGCGTAAAGAAGAAGCTTGTCTTCGTGTGTCATACCCAGTACTAAATTACATCTTCGACACAATAACCCTCTGACTTTTCCGGTTTCGTGATTGTGGTCTACATCAAAATAAGCTGTACTGCTATTTGGCGTAGCTGTTACTGGTTTTTTACAAATAGCGCATTTATACTCTTGTCCAGCGGCCATAGCATTATACTCATCTTCTGTTAGGCCATAATTTCTTTTTAGGTTAGTTATGCGCTGTTTTTTAGCTCCAGTTTTTCTATAGTGTTTCTTATGATATTTTTGCCTACATTCTTTACATTCATACTGCAAACCGTCTTTATACTTATTAGCTTTATGGAAAAACTCAAGTGTAGCGGGTTTTTTCTTGCCACATTTTGTACATATTTTAGTTTTCACTTACTACTTCCGAATCTATTTTCTTTATAGTTTCACTCTGATCTGTAAGTAAGTTTCCCGCTAACTTCGCTATTTGGTTTGTTATATCGTCCGACGACACACTGACAGTCAAATTCCTGCTCTCGATTTCAAGCTTCTG